TGGACACCGGCAGCGCCGGCAGCTTCACGGGCTGTATCTCCTACCTGGGCTACCCCATCTTCTTCAAGGAGGAGCACATCTACAAGGTCTACGGCTCCCTTCCCTCCAACTTCGAGGTCATGGGCAGCGCCACCCTGGGCGTGGCGGAGGGCAGCGCGGGGAGCCTTGCCATAGCGGGCGAGATCCTGTTCTACCTCTCCCGCGCCGGCGTCATGGCCTACTCCGGCGGCATCCCCCAGCCGGTGGGCGCGGCCTTCGGCCTGGAGCGGCACAAGAACGCGGCAGCGGGCTCCGACGGGCTGAAATACTACGTCAGCATGCAGGGTGAGGACGGACTGTACCGGCTGTATGTCTACGACGCGCAGCGGGGCATGTGGCACACGGAGGACGACACCCACGCCACCCACTTCGCCCGGTACGACGGCAACCTGTACTTCCTCAATGACCACGGGGAGATCTGGATCACCGGCAACATCCAGGACCCACCGGCGGACACCGAGCCGGAGGAGCCCATCGTGTGGGAGGCGGAGTTCGGAGACTTCGTGGAGGGCGACCCCAACAAGAAGGGCGTCTCCAAGATCCAGATCCGCCTGGAGCTGGACCAGGGCGCCAGCATGGAGGTCTGGATCCGCTTCGACACGGATGGGACCGACTGGCAGCGCGTCAACGGCGCCCTGGGCGAGGGCGTGAAGCGCAGCTACTACCTGCCCATTATCCCACGCAGGGGCGACCACTACCGGCTGAAATTAAAAGGCGTCGGCGGCTGCCGCGTCTACTCACTGGTGCGGGAGTATTACTCCGGCTCTGAATTGAAATCAAAAGCGGGGAGGAATTAAGAAATGGCATACACATACGACGATTTTATGAGCGCGGCCAGCAGCTCCGGCCTGCTGGGGGAGTTCTCCCAGTCTGACCTGGACACGGCTATGAAGTACCCGGAGTTCGGCCTGTCCATCCTGTCCCTGAAAAAGGACTACCATGCCGCCACCACGCCGGAGCAGAAGCTGCTGGCCAACGAGGCGGCAAACGAGCTGCGCAGCAGCTACGGCAACTACAAGGGCGGCACGGACGGCTCCCGGTACTACTCCCAGGGGAAGATCCCCGGCCAGATCGACAACATCCTGGACCAGATGAACAGTTACGGATCCTTCTCCTACGACGTGGCGGCGCCGGTTTACAACAACCAGTACGCCCAGCAGCAGCAGGCCCTGCTGGACCAGATCCTGAACCGGGAGGACTTCTCCTGGAGCAAGGAGACGGATCCCCTGTGGCCGGTCTACAAAAAGCAGTACCTGCGGGAGGGAGAGCGGGCCACGGCGAACACCCTGGCACAGGCGTCGGCGGCCAGCGGCGGCCGGGCCTCCAGCTTCGCGGTGAACGCGGCCAACCAGGCCGGCGACTACTACGCCACCAAGCTCAACGACATCATCCCCGCCCTGTACCAGCAGGCCTATGACCGCTACCTGAACGAGTACAGCATGATGCAGCAGGACCTGGGCGCCGTCAACACCCAGGAGCAGATGGACTACGCGAAGTACCTGGACTCCCTGGGCCAGTACAACACGGACCGCAACTTCGCCTACAACCAGTACCTGGACGATTACAGCCGGCTCCAGAGCACGCTGGGGGCCCTCCAGAGCCAGGACGCCGTGGACTACGGCCGCTACCTGGACAATATCAACCTGGAGATGCAGCGGGACCAGACGGCCTACGACCGGGCATGGAACGAGGACGCGCGGGCCTACGACCGACAGCAGGACCAGCAGGCCATTCAGCAGGCGCAGATCGACGCCATCCTGGCCGCCGGCGGCGTGCCCAGCGAGGCCCTGCTGGGCGGCAGCGGCTACACCAGCGAGTACGTGCAGGCCCTGGAGGACGCATACCGGCGGGAGCAGGCGGCAAAGACGGCGGCGAAGTCCGGCGGGAACAACGGCGGGAACAATGGCGGGAACACTACCCCATCCACTCCCAGCACAACACCCACGACCGGCATTTCGCAGACGATGCTGGACACCCTGAAAACAAAATACCCCGGCGGCGTCGTGACCAATGCGGCCAACTGGGAGAGCCTGGTGGGCCTGTACGGCGAGGAAGCCCTGGCGGCGGCCGGCTTTACCAACCAGACGAGCGGCGGCACGACCACGCAAAGTACCGGAGGCAACGCCTCCGTCACCAACCAGACCGGCAGCGGATGGATCCGCGTGCCCGGTTACAGCCGCGTCACCTGGCAGGAGCTGGAGGCCATGGTGGAGCGGGGCGAGATCATTGAGACCTACAACCCGGAGACCAAGAAATACAGCTACCGGAAAAACAACAACTACAACGGATAAGGAGGGCCGGCATGGCAAGCGATTTTCTGAAAAACATGGCCGCCCAGCAGGCGAAAAAGATCGACGCCGAGCACGGCGCCGACGCATACGGCGGCAGTAACTGGAGATCCCAGACTGCGCAGAACGCCGGGGGCAATACTGCCTCCGGCGCTGCCCAAGCCGGGAGCACGCGCAAGGCCAGCGCCTTCCTCCAGCAGCAGGCGCAGACCGCACGGCAGCGGATCGACGCCGCACACGGGGCGGACGCCTACGGGGGGAGCAATTATAAGTTCGGATCCGGGCGGGGCGTGAAAACGGCGGCGGACTACACCAGCCAGAACGCGGCCTTTGAGCGCAGCGGCCTGACCCGCGACGAGTACGACAGCGGTGTGCGGGAGAATTATGCCCGGCGGACGGAGCTGGAGAACCGGAAAACCACCAGCGGCGGCTTCTACTCCCAGCCTTCCTTTGGCCGGGACACGGAGCGGCTGCAAACCAGCGCGGCCACGGCACAGACCAAGCTGCAACAGAAGCAGAAGGACCTGGAAAAGGCGGCGTCCGCCCTGACGGCGGCGGAGGAAGATCTGAAATTCATGGAGGAGCAGACGGAGCTGCTGCTGGCCGAGTACCAGGCCAGCCAGACCCAGCAAGCGTCTGATCTGTATAACCGGGCCTATACCATGTACCAGGAGAAGCTGAACAGCTACAACGCGGCGGCGGACAGCTTCAACAGCCTGTATGCGGAATACGAGCCGCTGCTGAACGCCTACAACAGAGCGGCGGGGGCCTATAACGACTACATCTCCGGGCAGCAGCAGGCATACTCCGACTGGAAGGGCACCATCCGCAGCTCCGGGGACATTCAGGCGGACATGGAGGCCCAGGACAACCTGATCGCAGAGCTGGAGCAAAAGCAGAAGGACCTGCGCAAGGAAGCCTCCAGCCTCACAAACCAGGCGGCCAGCCGGCGCGGCGGTGTGGAGCAGAGGACGCAGCTGAACCAGCAGGCCGCGGCCCTGCGCGTCCAGGCGGACGAGCTGGCCGTGCAGATCGAGCAGCTGGAGGAGATGAAGGTCCTGCTGGCGGAGGAGCTGGAGTGGGCCGACTACTTCCGCTACGCAGACCTGACCGGTGCGGAGGACTTCGCGGAATTGAGCAAATACGTCTCCACGGAGACCGGAGAGGAGCCTGTATTCAACGCATGGAGCGGAATGTACACGGACACCGGCTTCGCGGACGTAAACTACGACATCATCAACCGCAACGAGACCGCCATGGGCCGGCAGGGCGTAACCAACATCAGCACCAACGCCTCCCTGCTGGGGCTGGATAACAGTGAGCGGGGGCAAATGACCGACGAGGAAATTGCCATCAGCAGCATGCCGGTGAAGGCGCAGCAGTACCTGCGCCGGACGGAGCGGTATCTGCTGGACAAGGTGAGCGGCCTTTTGAGTGTGCCGCGATACGCCCAGCGGGAGTTTTTGCGGGACATCGTGCGGGAGATCTCCACGGAATACCTGCGGACCGGCACTGTCTCCCAGGAGACTGTCAACGACCTGTTCGAGCGGGCATACGAGGAAGGCGTCGAGGTAGACAGCGAATACTACGACACCTACAAGCCCATCAAGGACCACCTGCGGACCCAGGCTATCACGCTTTCGGAGGCGGACAAAACCAATATTGCCGACTGGGGCGACTTCCGCAAGAGCACCTTCGGCACGCTGCGGATCGTAAACGAGGGCGGCCTGCCGGTGGACGTGGCCTACATGGAGCTGCGGGACATGGCGCCGGAGCTGTTCCCGGAGGACATCATCCATCCGGCGG